TCGAGAGACAACAACTTGCTACAGTATGTGGAAACATACTCGCAATGGGTCCCGATTGTTATAAAGATAAAGATAAATTTCCTAGAGGTCCATGGTGCAAGAAGGGCGATTGGGTAATCTTCGCTCGTTATGCAGGATCTCGGTTTAAAATAGAAGGTGGAGAAGTTAGATTACTAAACGATGATGAAATCATCGCAACCATAAAAGACCCGGAGGACATCGTCCACGAGTTTTAACATAGAGAAGGAGAACTATGCCAGAAGAAGAAAAAAAAGAAGTAGAACAGAAAGAAGCGTTTACGGGTGAGAAAATGGTTCCATTGGATACCAGTGGACCTGGAGCCGAAGTCGATTTACCTGATGATAAGGTAAAAGAAGCTCCTAAAGAAGAAACAGTAATAACGGAACAGAAGGAAGAAACAGTAAAAGTAGAAGAAGTAAAGACGGAAGAAGAACCAGTAAAAGAAGAACCTAAGAAAGACGATTCGAAATTAGAAGAGTATAGTGAAGGAGTTCAAAAAAGAATTTCTAAACTAACTCGTAAGATGAGAGAAGCGGAACGTAGAGAAAAAGCCGCACTCGACTATGCTCAAGGAGCAAAAAGAGAAATTGATCTTGTAAAAGAACAGTTTCAAACGAGTGAAGCTAAATACGACAAAGCATTCTCTGATAAAGTATCCGATCAATTAAAATCTGCTCAAGGAGAACTAGCATCAGCTATTGAAACTGGTGATGTTCAAAAACAAGTTGCAGCTAATAAAAAGATTGCAGCTCTGTCTATTGAAGAAGCTAGACTCAATGCAGCAGCTAAGATGAGAGAAGATACGAAAGAAGTTGTAAAGACTCCCGATGATAGGGATTATTTACGACATAGGGAAACCCCTAAGGAGCTTCCAAAAGATACTCCAGCGCCAGATCCTATGGCAGAATCATGGGCTCAGAAAAATAGTTGGTTCGGTCAAGACCGAGCAATGACTTTCACAGCTTTTGAAATACATAAGGATTTAGTGGAAAAAGAAGGGTTTGACCCTAAGACTAATGAATATTATGTGGAAATTGACAAACGTATAAGAGTTGACTTTCCCCATAAATTTGGTAAGAGTGATACTATTAATACGACCAAGCCCGTTCAGACGGTTGCTTCGGCGACTACATCAGCTGCTCGAAGTATAAAACCTGGTCGCAAAACTGTGAAGCTCACGCCTTCACAAGTAGCAATAGCTAAAAAATTAAACGTGCCACTCGAAGATTATGCGAAACAGTTACACATGAAGGAGGTATAAGCATATGAAAAAAGAACAAGTTAAAACCCCTCGTGCTCAGCAAACTAGGTCTGAATCTGATAGACCTAAGGTTTGGGTGAATTCATCTCACTTAGATGCACCCAAGTGTCCGGCTGGCTTTAGACAGCGTTGGATTCGTTTTGAAACGATGGGCGTAGATGATACGAAAAATATCACCGCCAAGTTAAGACAGGGATGGGAACTCGTAAGAGCTGATGCCTACCCAGATCTAAACTTCCCCGCAATTGAAGCAGGTAGATACAAAGGGTACATAGGAGTAGGTGGTCTAGTGTTGGCTAGAATACCGGAGGAGATCGCGAAGCAACGTGATGCGTATTTTCAAAAAATGGCGCAAGCAAAAAACGAAGCAGTCGAAAACGAACCTCTCAAGGATCAACATCCAAGTATGCCAATGAGTAATCAAAGGCGTACTACGTATAGTTTCGGTGGTGCAAAAAAGGACGATTAATTTTTTAGTCACTCTTTTAAGGTTAAACCTCGCTATCGAATTTTTTTTAACCCGTTCATAGGGAAACTTATGGACAACACTAAGGAATAGGTAAAAACTATGGCAAATACACAAGCTAGTGGATACGGACTAAAACCAGTGAACACGCTAGGAAATACTCCAGCGACTTCTGGTCAGTCTAAATACACTATCAAAGCAGCACATGGTACAGCTATTTATAATGGTGAGCCAGTTAAACTGATCGTAAACGCAGCATCAGGAACTGGTGGTTTTGTTGAAGGCGCAGCAGCAGCTTCTACAGATTTAATCGTTGGAGTTTTCAACGGTTGTTTCTACAATGCTTCTACGACTGAAAAACCTACTTGGAGCAACTACTATCCTGCTACAACTACACCTGCAAATAGCGAAGACATAACTGCTTTTGTAAATGACAACCCATTCCAGGAATATCAGATCGCAACAGGCGCAGCGATTTCTGCTACAGCTCACACTGTTCAAGCATTAATCGGCCAAGTTGCAGACACATCTGCTTCCGGTGAATCTACTTCTGGTAGAAGTTCTTGCACGCTTAATGAAGGCGCAGCAGCTACTACTGCTAAACAGTGGAGAATCCTAAGAAGAGCAGAGGATCCTGATAACAGTGACTTCAACGCAGCTTATGCAAACATGATTGTTGTTTCTAACAACAAATATAATGCATTTGTCGTTGGGGTATAATAGGAGTATATAAACTATGGCAATATCACGAGCACAGCTAGTCAAAGAACTAGAACCAGGTTTAAATGCACTATTTGGCCTGGAATACAAACGTTATGAAAACGAAGCATCTCAGATATTCGACAACGAATCATCTGACAGAGCTTTTGAAGAAGAAGTAATGCTTAGCGGTTTCGGTACTGCTGATGTAAAACCTGAAGGTAGCGGCGTTCAATACGACGATGCACAGGAAACTTACACAGCTAGATACACTCACGAAACTGTGGCATTAGCATTCGCGTTAACAGAAGAAGCTATCGAAGATAACCTCTACGACAGAATCTCTTCTCGTTACACAAAAGCTTTAGCTCGTTCAATGGCAACATCAAAACAAGTGAAAGGTGCAAACGTTCTAATTAATGCATTCGCAACATCTGGCTATAATGGCGGAGATGGTGAATCTTTATGCGGTAACGCTCACCCAACACTTAATGGTAATCAGTCTAATATACCAACTACAGCAGCAGATCTTTCTGAAGTATCTTTGGAGCAAGCGTTAATTGATATCGCAGGCTACCAAGATGAGAGAGGTCTTAAAATTGCAGCTCAGGGACAGAAAATGATCATCCCTAAAGAATTGCAATTCACAGCTGAGAGAATAATGAAATCTCAAGGTAGAACTGGTACAGCGGACAATGATATCAATGCGATCAAAGCAATGGGTATGGTTCCACAAGGTTACACTGTGAATCACTACTTAACTGACACTGACGCTTGGTTCATTAAAACTGATGTTCCAAATGGAATGAAACACTTCGTTAGAGCACCTTTGAAAACAGCTATGGAAGGCGACTTCGATACTGGAAATGTAAGGTACAAAGCTAGAGAAAGATACAGCTTCGGCTGGTCTGACTGGCGTGGTATCTACGGAAACCAAGGCGCGTAATAACTAGGTATTAAAGTAAAATTATGAGGCGGCCTTAAAACCGCCTCATTCTTATTGAAAGATGAAAAGATGAGAAAATTCTTCGTATGTATCAATTATAATGGTTATCATGCCACAACGGTTATTGAGGCATTAGATAAGGTTGAATCTATTGAACAATCAATCCTTGACAAACTAGGAAGAAATGAGATAAAGTTCGAGAAAGATGGATTTACCCATGGTAAATGGATCACATATGAGGAGTTTAGAGATGACCGAACACCTGTACAATATGAAACGGTCCTTGGAACTAGAGTGGCAAAAGGAGCACCTGCAATCGGGAAAAGTTAATCTTAAAATGATTGAGATTAATAAAGAGATTCAGGATGTCATTAGAGACATAATTGCTCAAGAAGAAGCGGAAGCTGCTCAAGAGATTAGAATAAGCGAAGCCAAGGCTGAAGTATCAATAGCCACTTAAGAGCTATTACAAAAATCAAACATTGCGGATAGGATCACTTGCGCTAAAGGAAATTTTGCGCTATATCTGAAGTACTATACAATTATTAATTTGATGTAGACGAGTATAGTCGACGGCCTAAAGACTGCATCATATAAATTAGGAGGATTATAATCATGGCAACAACTACATTTTCGGGCCCAATAAAAGCGGGAACGATTAAAGCTACGACTGGTACAACTCTTGGATCTGATGTTAAAAACACAGGCCAAGTGGTAATGGCACAGACGTTTTCAACAGGAACTACTTTAGCTAGTGGCGCTTCTGCTGCAAACTCAACAACTGTCGTTATCCCAGCTAACTCACAGATCATAGATATCGTTCTTGACTGTCCTACAGCAATGGCTGGCGCAAATTGCGACTTCAGTGTTGGAGATACAGTTGGTGGTAATGCGAGTTTCATTAATACATATGAAATTACAACTGGTTCAGGAGCTGGACGTAAATATCCAACAACTGAAGCTGGTGGTGCATTAGCATGGGCTGATACTGGTACTGCGGACGTAAAACTTACGTGGACTAGTGCAGGTGCTACATCTGCTGGTGAAGTTAGAGTTACAGTTTTGTATCAACAAAATAATAACTTACAATAATAAATAATTAGTGAGCTCCTTCGGGAGCTCACAATAATTAGGAGAATAATATGGGATACGCAGGTGGAACAACACCAGTAAAACAGTTCTACACAGAAGCTAGTTCTAGATTAGCAACGATAACCGGCGGTGCAACATACCCTGATAAAATT